CTCGTGTGCTGCCTCTTCTGCCGGGGTGTGCTGTATCGCTAGAGTCCCCTTACTTAATAAAGGGTCTTCGAGAAGGGCTTCATCTGTTCCAAGGGGGTCAGTGGGGGTAAACATATCGTTACTAAAAATATCACTCATAAATCACTCCTAATATGGCCGAAGGTCTACATCTACTGATAAAGCGTATACTGAACAATCAAGTAATGTATCGTTCACAAGTTTGAAGCTTAATGTTTCAGAATCTACGGTATAGGGTAGCGAAATTTCTTCGGAATGAAGCCCTGTGCCTGTCGCGCTTGCCACTGTAGAACTTATTATATCAGTATCTCGGTCGGTTTGTACAGAAAAAGTCCAATTCCCAGATTTCGAGAGGAGGAGTTTTATCCTCTTATATATCTTATTTTCCGTCTGTATCCCGAAAGAATACATTTTAGTTTCTACAATATATTCTATTGCGGTATCAGTTGCGTCAAAAAACTGTGCCCCGTATTCAAGGCAGATAAGGTCTGCAGTCCCGGTTGCATATCCTACTATCCGGTCTTTAAGTTTCGTGTCAGAGAACTTATTCGTGCCGGTATATTTTACAAGCCCTTTGGTCAGGGCGGCATTGTCAAACTTATAAACAGCTACATATGATTCTCCGGAAGGTAGCGTTTTCATGCTTTCCGGATTAAAAATCAGAGTTGAAGATGCGGCAATAAGCCAGTAGAATCCTCCCGACTCAATAGCATAAGCTGTAGCCGGGATATCTGAAAGTACGTGAGAACCTATTTTAATTAGAGAACTTCCAGAGAATAGATACAACTGAGTCCCGCTACTGAAGCATAAGAATCCCCGGACTATTGCACAGGTATTCCCGTCTGCAGTTCCGTCATTCGCAACAATTTCTATTGAGAAGTCTTCAGGAGAAGTACCACTCATTTTATGGATAGCTTCGTCTTTAACTATAAATAGCCCTTTATCAGAGCTTTTTGCGGCTCGGATTTTAGGCCCGCCTTTTTCAAAGTACTCGGCAAAATACCGTTCATATCCGGTAGTAAGCCCATAATAGCTGTAATTTATTGCATTACCGTGGATTAAAAAGACTCGGCTATTATGTATTACCACATCGGTAGCTTTTTCGTTACTCAAGGCCCAACTTGCGGCTTTTGTCTGGCTCAATTCTACATAAGCACAAGTTCCCTCTGCATCTGGGGCTGTTGTATATCGTACCCGGATAATATAAGAACCTGTCATTCCTCCAGGAACAGTGTCCCCAGAGCTGTCAAGAGAATCGACACCATCCCAAATATCCCACCCATCAGGGATTTCAAACTCTATAGTCCTGTCTGCCGCAGCGGCCGTCCATGTGGGAACGGTTCCTGGAGTAAAGGTCTGCCAGGCTGATCCGTCATAATACGCATATTCAGCAACCGGACTGCCCGTCATTTGTGTAGCAGTTTTCAGAACTATCTTAGAGAAAATCTTCGCACTTGAAACATAAAACCCATCATTAGCTGTGGCAACACCTAAAACGAAGTCTGCAGTGCCCGCATCTTGAGCATCAGTAGTATCGTCTGTATAGGCACTTTCTGAATCATCGTACTGGCCGGCATACCAGAAAGCCTCTTCGATATCTCGAGAATCGTGTTCGTCTAAAGTCTCTATAGCCATTGCTGCACTATAAGAAATTACCGCAGGGTGGTTCGTGCCGGAAGAATCTGCACATATTATTTCTTCATCTAATACGGCGAAATTTATCGGCCCGACCCCTGTCCAAGTAAAAGAAGCATCTATTTCTACGAAACTTCCTGAATAATTAGAATAAAACTTTATAGTATTTGAAATTTCAACAGCTTTTATTGTGACTCCAAGGCTATTTATTCTACAAAAAAAATGGCCGACAATTTCTGCGCCGACCGTTGCATCTGTATAAAAGGTTTTGTACCCACGGCGTTTTTTTAGTTTACCGTCAAAATAAACGTTTTGGCAATCTTGGAGCATGTTGTCCGGAACATCGTCCGGTAACAGCTCCGTACTATAGCCGCGACTGAAATCTTTAAGCTCTTTTACGGCCATTAGCTACCTACCACATAATAAGGAACGGTAGAGGCTTGAACCCCTGCCCTGGCTTCAGTATTCCTATTAGCCTTCCTTACATTATACCGATTAACTCCTCTTTCATATTCTGCCCTTCGGCGGTCTGCAAGTTTATCCTCAAACGACCCAAGAAGGAATGTTTCCGCTACCCGATAAGCAATGTAGGGATGATATTCTTCTGGGATTGCGGCAGGAATAACCGTAGAAGTCGTTGGAGAAGCCACAAGAGTAGGAGGCCCTTGATATGATATCGAAAGATTTTTCTGAGTGGTTGGTGACGGGAGCAACAAAATGTATCCCCAGTTGTCAATGTGGTAATAAGCAGGGCTGCCGGTTGCACTGGGATTCTGGAAGCTGGCTTCTGTTGTTTCACAAAGCTGGTTTCGTTCCCACATTACGCTTAACTCTTCCCTGAAGTTAGATTCTAAAGGAGCCCCTACAGTACAGCCTTCCGGGAAATCACTTTCAATAGAAAGAACCCCATCGTCACAACCTCCAAAGTATTTGCTGGTTGCATCGATATAGGTTTCGTCTGAATCTGGGGCTGAAATTTCAATAGTAGTAGAATCTATACCGCTTACTGTGAAAGCAAAGTTTGCCCAAGTTACAGTAAGGTCTGCCCCTGCCCCTATCTCGGCTCTGATTTGAACCTGAAGCAGTGCGGCCATTTCAGTCCCGGTCAACCTTGACCCGGTTGCTGAACTTGTAGCCGCAATATCTGCATCAACATCATTATTTGTAGAGCCAACTATTTCAAGGTGAAAGCCTTCAAATTCCTCCGCGATAAACGTACCAGTGATTTCAAGCTTTCTTACAAACCTGAAACCACCGATATCCCGGCAGAAATCGAGAATAGCTTCTGAAGTGATTACTAATGCTCTGGCATCAGAAAACCCGCCAGTTGACGTTCTAGCCAACTCGCGAGCTTTTGTTATTACAGTCCCATAGGTCATTTAGAAACCTACAGCAAAATATTTAGTACTTACTCCCGAAAGGTCTACTCCCGAGCCAACTTCCAATTTCGCGCCTTCTACCTGTAGTTCGTTCAGAAATATTATAGGAAGGGCTAAAGTTGAGACTGCTGTGCCTTCATTTGTTGACCACACATTGAGTTTAAAATCAAGCGTGGGGAGTCCGGCTGCAAACGAGATGCTTGGGCCACTCCACGTAAATTGCACATTCGTTGCGGTAGCTTCTCCAACGACTTGGGTTCCTAATCCCGGAAGAGCTATAGAACTGTAAAGGTTTGTTGAAAAACTATAAGTCTCAAACCCTCCAGCAGAGGCAAGCGTCAAGTCCCCATCTCCTATCTGCATTTCTGGAGGGAAGGCTGCATATTTAATATAAGTAACCACTAGGGTGTTCCCTTCATCATCTGCGTGAGCATCAATATTGGTGTCATTACTCCCATCATCAATATCTATAACAAACTTATGCGTTGCGGTCGGAGCTTCGCCTACAGGCTCAAGGCCTCCAATTACTCCATCTTTCGTATCATAGATATACTGAACTGCTGCTGCCTGATACGTTAAGTCGGCCTTTGCTGCTGCGGCTACGGCTGGTTCATCAATAACAAGGTTATCGCTCGAAAAAGGCCCTGTCTGGTGAAGAGGAATATAAGTGACTCTTACTGAGGTTACTGCGTCCCCCGTGAGGAAGGTTAGCCCGCCAGTAGTAAAGTCTACTGCACACTGTTTAGTAAGCGGTGTTTTCCCTTTCGGAATTACGTTGTAAGGCCCGGTAGTAGTAGTTGCCGTTACATCTACTGCAAGAATATAGAAAGGTTTGTGTTCTAGCGTTCCCACATTGGAAGCACAAGTTACAACCTCCTCTACGATTAAACTCTTACCTGAAGTAAAAGCTTTTATTTTTTTATTGGTGTGATCATACTCAAAGGTATAACCACCGTAAGGTTCTATCGCTACATATCCCGGAGTGAAACTGGGGAAAGTCATAGACTCTCCCCCTATGGGATAGGCAGAATCGAAAGCAATCGTTCCAAGCTCTAAGCTTCCCCCTCTCGAAAGAAAGGAATTGAGTTTTGTGTTTGTATTAAGCTGGACTGCTTTTGTTTTAGTCGCTGCCATTATAAACTCCTATGAGGCCCTAGTAAGGATTCTTTCTGGAATAAGCATCATGTCCTGCGTGGATGAAGAAGAAGATGCAGCGGTACATGCGGCAAATTCTGCTACTATACCAGTAAGATCTCCCGCCGTCATTGCCACTGCTCCACCAACAATAGTGAAACCATACCCGACAACTCCAGTAATAGAAGCTGTCACTACATCTGAAACAGGGCCCCCTATCTGAAGTTTAGCAATTTCGCCCGAAGCCCACGCTTCTTCTGGAACCCCAATATAACAGTAGAACGCTCCAGCGGCATTCGCAGCCGTAAGCGGCCCGAACTCATTGGCAATAATTAAATATGGGGTCAGTGCGGTTAGGGTCCCATGTGCTTGTGCATACATCCACACCTTTCCGTCTGCATCATATTGCTTCTCAAAGGAAGCATATGTATCCGCATCTTTAGAAAATATCATAGTCTACCTCCCTTACGCTGTAGTGAGGATTCTTTCTGGAATCAACATTGCGTCCTGAGTAGCTTGAGCAGATCCAGTAGTTGTTGCACATACTGCAAATTCTGACACTATGCCAGTATAATCTGCAGCACCGTCAGCAACGACTCCCCCTATAAGGGTAAGAGAGTTCCCAATCGCAACAGCAATAGAAGATGTAATCATATCTTCATAAAGCCCGCCAACCTGGAGTTTTGCAATATCCCCATCGTCCCAAGCCTTTGCCGCAACCCCAACATAACAATACTGAGCCCCTGAAGCTATATCCATAGTGATTGGCCCATATTCATTGCCAATAATCAGGTACGGAGTATCTGCCACCAGAGCCCCGTCAGCTTGGGCGTATATCCAAACTTTCCCGTCAGCATCGTGTACTAACTCGAAGCTGGCGTATTGGTCGTCATTTTTACTAAAAATCACAATAACACCCCCTTAAAGTGTGTAATCGAGCGCGGTAAACTTGAAGCTTGTCCTTCGTCTGTCACATTTAAGGTTACATACGCTGGTCATAAATTTACCCATAGCTTTAGGAAATCCCTGAGCCTTTAGGTCAAACCAATCCGTTACTTCTTTATCTTCGCCAGTCTTTACTGCGAGAGCAAAAGCATCCATATCAAGCCCGAACCAATCTCCGGCAGAAACAAAAGAATTACCAATAACGGGTTTTCTGTAAAAAAGAACGTTATCGAATCCCATGTTTGCTACTTTCTGGTCAAACTCATATCTCTGCTGTGGCTGGAGAAGTGATTCATACTTACTCTGAAGGTCATACGTGGTGTAGTGGTGAGTAGGTAAATGCTTCCCGAATTTTGACTGGTTTCTCATATAAGTGAGAGAGCCGGTTCCAAAGAGTGTCAGGATGGTAGTAGATGAATCTTCAGTAGAAGCCCATGAAGCTGCATCAGATACAGTAATTCCGGCATAAGCTAATCCGGAGTCAACTACGGTTGCTATAGGAGAAATATGGGTGCTGTCAGTACCCCAAAGAACGGTAGAGAGGTTTTCGGAAAAGTCCTCTTTAAGCTCTTTGTGTTTGTCTGCCAGAAGATTAACAATCGCTTGCGGCCCGTCATTTTTAACACGTTCGTCCCAGTGAATAGCGGTACTGCCAACGGCATAACCCCATTCGACCTCTGCGCCGGTCCTGGTTTCTTTACCAACAATAGGAATCTGCTCCCTTGCCCCTACAAAATGTGACTGCAAGAGCTGAACGACTCTGACGGTCCAGTCTACAGCCGTACCACCTGAAATTGTAATCTTATTTTTGCCTTTCAGAGTGGCAAGGAACGGATCATCATCATATACTTCTTGAAAAAGAGCGTCTTTCTGATACCATTTCTGGGATACAGCATTCGCTTCTGAGATTGTAAAAGCCATTTTAAGCCTCCAAAGTTTTTAAACTAAAGGCTGTCTTGCTGGAATAGAAGCTAGCCCTGCAAGTCTGCCTTCTTCTATGGACATTACTGGTTTCTGAGGTTTTACGCCTCCTCCCCCACTCCTTGTTCTGGCCGGCCCTTGCGGATCTGCCGGAGCTGGCGATGCCCCTTTACCCTTCCTTGCATAATACAACAATTCTAAGACTGATTGCTCCACCGTTTCTGGGGAAGTATTCATCAGTTTGTCATAATCAGCCATAAGAGGGTCATGGTCGTAATCGTCAAATTGAGTTTTAAGGTAGCGTCCCGTTGCATTAAATCTTTCGGCCTGTTTTGATTTTCTGTCGGCAGAAGCCTTTATCCGATCATCTTCCTTCCCTTTTTCTATGAGGGCTTTAACCTCTGGGGGAAGTTCCGGGGCTTGTGCGGCTGCTTTGCCAGTAACTTCCTGTAGAAGTTTTTGGAACTGGTCTTCTGGTAAAGCCTCAATAAGTTCTTGACGTTCAGCTAACTGATTTTGGAGCCTCGTCATTGCGGTTTCCCGTTCTGAGAATGAAGCTTCTTTTGCCTCAAATTGTTCTCGCTGTCTGGCGAGAGATTGAGTCTTTTTAGTATAATCAGACTGCCGTAAATAGTTTTCAAGGAACTTATCATCAAGCTCTTTGCTGTCTTTGAAATTCAAAACTTCATCATCCCCACTTTCGTTAGGAATGGTAAGTGAGTGGTAATAGTCTGTGGGCTCTGGGTCTATAGAAATAGATTTTCCAAGATTGTCCGGTTCCACAGGGGTCACACTCGGGTCTGGGCCTTGTCCGATATCTCCACCTGATAAGTTGTCTGCATCCAGGCTTATCATGTGGAGGCGGGGCTCGGAACCATTAAGATTTAGCAATTATCTGCCTCCCTTCATTGCACCCATTAAGGATGCCATTCTATCACCAGAAGGTGCAGGGGCCGGAGATACTGGAGGAGTTCCCATTGAAGGGGCTCCTACCGGTGGCCGGGGTGATCCCTGCATCGGTGCTGGCTGTTGAGCAGACATAGCCGAAGCTTTGCCCGCCATATTCCTCTTTGAAACCATATTTTTTAACGCCCCTACAAAGCTTGTTAAAGGAGCAGTTATTGGGATCTTCAGAGTCCCGGTAACAAATTGCTCAATGGTTGTTTCTTTGCCAAGTTTTCCAGTCTGGCCCATCATTGCGGCATCAGAAGGATTTAAAGGCGACATATTCCTTGAAATAGCGTTTGGTCTTGGTGTGGAAGGTTTTCCACCACCCATCATCATAGGGTCAGACATTTTTAGCCTCCTGGCCGGGGATTACCTTTTTATTTTGCGCTTGGTTGGTCAATTTGTCAAGCTTAGACATCCTTTTAATGATTTCATCCTTGTTTTTTATCTCTAATTCGGTTAAAACAGCCTCTCTATCCACAGCTTTCATAGCATATAAGCGTAAAAAGAGTTGCGCTCTGCTCTGCCGGTCGAGGGGAAGTGTCGAATCAGACTCAACTTCTACCTCAAACGGGAACATTGCAGGGTCGTCATTTCCTAGACCTTCGCCTTTTGCCCATGTTGCAAAGTTCATGTAATCATCATATTCCTGGCTCTGAGCTTTGGAAAGCTGTGGTTTTAATGCCTCTTCAGTTTCAGTAAGGATTTTTTTTAAAAGGTCGTCGTCTACAAGCATTTTGTTAATAGAGCCTACAGAAGATTTAAAGTTATAATATTCTCTGCCGGTATCAGTCTTATTCTCGATCCAGTGGTCGTCCCCAATCCAATACTGCTGCATAAGACAGACATAAAGGTAGGTTACTCGTTTTATAAACTTTTCAAGGTTTCGTATTTTCGGCCGAATCCTAACACTTGAAGCTTCTGAAAGAATTGAAACTTCTACCGCAGACTGCCTTTCTGTTTTTGTGGTTTCACCACGAAGCATATCAGTGTATCCAAGAATATACTCGATAATCCCTTTGAAACTTGAGACAATAGTCCATGAAGTTTGGTCTGTTTCTTTAGGAAGAAGGTCTACAACAGGAGGCCGCCCTGATTGGGTTCTCCCTGAACTATAAGCATACCCCTGCCCAGTTTTACCGGCCTTCATATCTTCTTTGATTTGCTCTACATCATCAACTTGGTCGGTGTCTATAAGCCAAGAGGGGTTGCTCTGCCGTCTGGCCCGAAGCATCATTGCCTGAAGCTGAAGGTTTATTTCTTTTGTAATTCCGTGAATCTGGTCCCCCTCGCTTATAGAGTCAAACATTCCCGGATTATAATAATCGGTAAGCGCAACAAAAGGAGGCTTTTTGTGAAGATATTCGTTCTCAACATAGCCGAGATATTTATCTGCAGTAAAGTAAACTGTTATCCCGTTCGGGAAAGCTTTTATATCTTTACCATCTTCACCTTTGACTAAAAGTTCGTCAGTACGCATCCAGACCTGATACCACTGAACCCTGCCAGCAGCAGAGTTTACAAAACTATCGGTAGCATCTGAATATTTAAGTTGTTCATCAATGGCTTTATTCTCTTCGTCAACGCAGTAGAAAACGTCTGACTTTAAATCAACCTTCGGGAAAAGCTCTTTTATTTTCGATACCGGAACGGTTTCTCTAAACCCACAAAAAGGGGCATCCCACAAGTCTTCATACCCGGGAGCTATAAAAAAGTCTCTCGGGTCTATGATGTCATAATAAAGGCCGTAAACACCTTCACCTTTGGAATATCCTATCTTGGCAATCCCTAATGAAGTTATCTCTGACCAAGTAACCGTTTTATAAATCATATCTTGAAGTTCTAATTTCTCCCAGATGTAATCGATATTCCTGTTATAAGCATCTGCCACTGTATTGCTTAGATACGGAAACAGAGGAATTATTTTTGCTTTAGGTTTAGAATCTGTCAGGAGGGCCGAAATTGTTGAGACTATCGCAAACAGGAAGTTAAAAGATATCCGACTGTCGTTTGAGTTTAATTTTGTTTCATCCCAGACCTTGTTCCGATATTCTTTAAGGCGATCAGTCATTTCTTTTCGCCGGGACCCTGTACTGTCCATTATCCGGTCAACAAGCTTTTTTAGTTCAGGGTGGCTTTCTTCAACAAGCTTCTCTGGAATTGTATCGTACCCTTCCAGTTTTTGTTTCTTTTTTCTCTTTTTCCCGATACCTAACATTTTATCTGCCTTATCCCTTCTTTCGCAATTATATTCTGCCTTTCAGCTTCAGAGTTTATATTGCAGCCTAACCCGACATCAAACCCTGCCCGGAACCCAAAAGTAAAGCCAGCTAAAGAGTAGATCCTCTGGGCTGGCTTTTTGCATATATGGCATTTTGTTTTGTGATCGCCGTCTCGTTCTAAAAGCTCCGAGAACTCTTTCCCGAAATTCTCACAGCCTTTGTTAACGCATTTAAACCCGTACTGAACCAAGACCACGATTTACTCCTGCTTCTCTAACAAGCGGATTGGCATTATTTACTTGACTTCTTATTGGGTTTTCCAGAAGGTTCCCGGCTCTGTTCCGGTTCTGGTTCCGGTTCTGTTGGTTCAGGGCTGCCAACAGCCTCCCCATCCTCTCCGTCTGTTCCGGCCGCATCTTCGTCATATCCATCACCATTCCCATCATCGTCTCCTATGAATCCTTCGTCAAAAGGTTCGTGGTCTTCTTCGTCGTAAGGCTCCCCGGTTTCAGGGTTGATCCCTCCAAGATTTGTTCCTTCTGAAATTTCTTCAGGCATATTGTCAGGGATGTGTATTTCAGAATCTTTTGAATGGTCATGTTTCATAACAGAAGGTTGAGCTCCAACTTCAGGGTTAGAGTATGCTACTTCAGGCGGGGCAAGGATACCTACAGTTCTTTTGATAATTTCAAGCTGCTCTTTTGTAACAAGTTCAGCATTTTCGTATTCTGTACGGCCATGCTTATTTTTCTTTGCAAGAACTTTCATTCCGTGGAAGCCGCCTTTAAGCCCCTTGCTCTTGCCTTTTTCGTCGTTATACATTCTACCGGCTGCCCGATCTTGCATCTGTTCATCAGTGAATACTTCAAAAAGCTGAGTGTTCTCTAATGATCTGTAAACCCCTCTTCCAACATGAATTCTTTCCACAATGTGTCTCCCTACTAGTTCTTTTAATATATACTACCACCTGTTTCTTGATCTTACAAGTTATAAATTTAGAGAAAGAATTAAGAATAGACTAGAATAGGTGGCTGCACTTTTTATATCTTTTACGATATTATACGACTTTCTACGACATTCTACGACATTATCTCAGATTAACATCTTATCTCCCCATCCTCCTTCTTTCGGTTTAATGAAATCCTTGTAGATAGAGGCATAAGTAAATCCTTCATCTATTTCTTCGTGCTTCACATTTGACCAATGAGCCTGAGAGAAATTAGGAACACACTGAATAATCATGTTCTCCGAATCAATAATATCATCATCATTTTTATCTGAGAACGGGTTATACATATCGAGCTGGAAAATTACTGTCTGGAATTCCGGCAGTAATACAAGATCTTCACCTTGTCTGGCCGCAGGGTATAGTATCCTTCGGTCATTTAAGAACGGTGCAAGTATCCGGGAAAACTTAACAGCTTTATTTATATGACCAGTACTAATCGGTAAAATCGAGTATTTAAGACTCTTATGGTGGCCTTTCTCCCATTCAACAACTTTTAACCGGATAACAGTTTTTAAGTGTTCCTGGAGCCCTGTCTCTATCCCGAACGTTTTTGGGTTATACATTACTTGTATTTTTATGAACTCTTCTGCAAGCTGCTCAGATTTCAGTTTGACTCCATACGACCTCACCATGAATAAACATCTGGGGTCCCGGATATCAATAAATCCTACAGAGATCCCCGACTGGTCAGAATGCCTATTCGCGGTGGCTGCAGGGTCGAGAGCTGCGAAGTATCTCCGGAACTGCGGAGGGGCTTGTTTATTAACAACCTCAACATCATACATAGGGTACGGCCCGACAAATATTTTATCGCTCGCGGAAACCGGGTCGTTATCCATCTGGGTAGCAAAGTTCGCATCACCCATTTTTTTCTTAAGGACATCTAAGTCTTTATTTTTATAAAGGGAATATACTGGTTTCCCGTCTGCCCCACGGCATTTAACAATAATGGTGTTCTCTTCTTTGAACATCTTCTGCCGGATAATATGACCGTAAATATCATGGAGGTGATATCTCGTCCCGACAACTTTCTCAATGGCTCCAGTATCTTTAACTACCTGCAAGAACTCCCAGGCACTTTGAACTTTCTCAATCTGTGTAGCCGACCGAACTGTTTTATCGTCAATGATATCATCATAAACATGGGCATCGTAGTGACCACCAGCTACAGTATTATCAATTCCAAATACATCTATCTGGCTTTCTTGTTTGGTGAACTCTTCCGGCCGCTTCATTATCAACTGCGTTTTATTATCTACTTGCCAGAGTTTTCTCTCAGGAATAATATCAGGATACAACTCTCTCAACAGAGGGTTCATCAACATGCTTTTAATACTCGATAGCTGCTTCTTGGATAACCCCGTAGTCTTACTGAACAACCCAATACAAAACAGAGGATTATTAAGGAGTTTCCAGATTATCCATACTTTAACGAAAGTACTCTTCAGATGGTTTCGAGGGTACAACTGCAAGGTATCTTCCTCTCGCATCATCTCTTCGCATAACCGTCGATGTAACTTAGGGTCGAGTCTCTTTCTCCAGTACCGCTTATTGAACATATGCTTCGGAGGTTTTAAATACCATTCCCCAACTCCAAGAATTTTATCAGCCAGAAAATACATATCAACTGCTATCTTACGTCTCAACAATTCTCTCTTGGATTCCACGACTGCCGACAACCGCGCTTTCTCTCTCTCAGCTCCCGCCGGCACATCTATCTCTCTCAGCTTCGTCTTAAGTATCTCAACAAACTCTCTCGACTGCACGTCTATCTCAGGCATACCTTCTCTCATAAGAGCCCTTTCATTTCTGATATCGGAACCCGGTCTTTTATGGCTACCCCATCATTCCCCATCAACGCTTTCCCACACCAAGGGCAGCACAGGAAGGGTTTCCCATCATACCCTAACCCATACATAGTTGAATAATATACACAAGCATCCACGAGCCCTATGTTGTCTCGCCACTCCTTCCAAACACAATTCCTATCACGAATCCTTCTCACTCCCATGCCTTATCTCCTCTCATAGCCCCTATACGGCTTCAATACGCCACTTTCCGGCACATACTTACCAATTACCCGTCTCCCCTCCTCGCGCGTCTCTCAGAAAGCTTTTCGGTATGGAAAATTTGGAGAGCGATAGACCGAGGTCATGTATGTCACCCCTTACGCGTCCGGATCCCCCCTCCCCCCTTCAACCTCCTGCAAGATTTCTGTCTCCGCTATC